CGCTTCCGATCCAACTGGAATTCGAAGCTGAACGTATCTTGAAGACGGAACGTCGTGTCGGTACCAACAACAACGATATCAACGCACTCCGTGAAACGGGTCGTTTCCCCAAGGGCATCATCCTCAACCACTACTTCACCAACCCGCTCTCGTGGTTCATCCGCACGGACGTGAAGAATGGTCTGAAGATGTTTGAACGTCGTGGTGACGAATTCGAAATGGACAATGATTTCGATACCGAAAATGCTCGCTTCAAGGCAACTTCGCGTTACTCGTTTGGTTGGACTGATCCGCGTGCTATCTACGGTTCGGCTGGTGTTTAATGTGGGAGCCCCTACGGGGGCTTTCTTAAAGGAGATTTAAATGGGTATTAAACAAGTAGCGGATCTGGTTCCGCTTAATCCGACCCAGATTAGTCCTATCGGCCCTGCTCGTAAAGCGTATCATCTGGTTCCGTTTCAAGTAGATCGTACAGAAACCGTTGCTACCAAGGAAGCTGTTCTTCCTGCTGATGCTACGATTCTGGGTATTCGTTGGTATGTTCAAACTCCCTCGAATGCTGGTACGACTGCCACTGTGACCCTTACCGGTCAAGGTGTAGGTCCTGGTGGGGCAACGTTCAACTTTGGTTCACAATCAGTGTTGGCGACGGGTTATGGTTTCATGGGTACCGTTAATACGGTGACTGGTGTCTTCAATCTGGAACGCCCTCCGGCAGTTCAGACGTCTGGTGACATTATCATCTATGCAACGTATGCAGAAACAGGTACGGCTTCTACCGCTGGTGGTCCGTTCTATTTCGTTATTGAGTATGTTCGATAATATAGACAGCCCCTTCGGGGGCTTTCTTTTCTAAGGATTCTGTTATGCGTCGAATTACTGAAACCGTCACTGGCGTTGGTGCAACACCTACCCTTCCGATGGATTCCCGTGCACAAAACTTTAACGTAGGTTTTGGCTGTGAAGTTACCGGTACGGTCACGTATTCGGTGCAACATACGTTTGATGATATTTATAATACCGCGATTACGCCTGTGTGGTTTAACCATGCATTTGTAGTTGCACAAACAGCTAATATGGATGGTAACTATGCCTTCCCTATTGCAGCTATGCGTCTCGTTGTATCCTCGGGTACAGGCTCCGTTACGATTAATATCCTTAGTACTTCAGGTCAGGGTTAATCACAATGACAACTGCCGTTACTCTAGTCCAAGGCGTGACTGGTGCTGGTCTTAGCGGCACACAAACCCCGGTTTCTAATGCTTCAAATGCAGCAGCAAGTCAAGCATTTGTAAATCAACAAATTCTATATGACACTGCTACGGTTCCTATGGCCGTAACTGGCGGAACGATTAGCCAGTATTCGGCTGGTAGTGGAGCTACTTTTGTTATCTTTGCCTCAGCTGGAGTTGTTTCCAGTATCGTATCAGTTATCACTGGTGGAACTGGATATGCTGTAGGTGACTCCTTCCTGATCAATGGTGGTAACTTCGATGCACGTATTCGTGTTACCAGTGTAGTTGGTGGTGTTGTCCAGTCCGGTGGCCTTTCTGTCCTATTTGGTGGAAGTGGTTATACTACCGGGGCTACAACCTCCTCGACAGTGATTCCCATTGGTCAAAGATTTATTATGCTGAATGGTGTTCTGGCCAGCAATCTTCTATATATTCTAAATTCAGGTACTCGTAATACTGCCTCTCGTAGACCGGTGTTTGCTAACAACACTACTGGAGCATTTACAGTCACAATCAAGTTGAGTGATGGTGCTGGCGGTTCAATAGGTACTGGTGTGGTTCTAGCTCAGGGTACAAACAACTCTACAGCCCAATTACTGGTTACAGATGGTGTTACTGATGTTTGGACGGTAGCATAATGAGTGGAGTAACTATCTATCCTGAAGTTGAAGAAGGACCAGGAGTTACTCAATTTCCCAGTGTAACCGAATATCCAGGAGCTACTTCAGGTACGGCATCCCAATCAGATTTACTTCTAATGTCTACTGGTGTTCTTCTACTAATGACTAGTGGTAGTCTTCTTCTACTTTAAAGGTTTGCAATGGCAGCTAATCAAAATGTAACACAACTGACACAGCAATCAGGCACTGCCAGTCCAACTTCGTTGTTCTATGCTGTAACTAATGGAACTACAGATACTGGCCTACCTCTTTCGGTGTTTGTTAATAGTTTAGGACTGACGGGGGTGCCAACGGCTCCGACAGCATCAACTGGAACTAATACTACACAGATTGCCTCTGCGGCATTTGTGCAGGCTCAGTTGACCGCTACGTTGGCCTCTTATGCTCCTCTGGCTAGTCCGACGTTCACAGGTACAGTGGTCATCCCAACGGTAACAATCAGTGCTGGTACGATTAATGGTACCTCAGTTGGAGCCACTACTCCTAGTACTGGTTCCTTTACCACGATTGCTTCGTCCGGTCTGGCTACTCTATCTAGTGTATCTACCGCAGCTGCTACGATTACTGGTGGTACAATCAATGGAACTTCAATTGGTTTGTCAACCCCTTCAGCAGTATCTGCAACTACGATTAATGCAACAGGGGTTATTACTCCCTCGCAAACTGCCGGTATCGTTGGTACAACCACAAATAATAATACGAATGCTGGTAGTGTTGGTGAGTTTATTTCTAGTACGGTGCTTGTGGGATCTGCTGTTCCCTTGACTACCTTTACCGTGGCAAATGTCACATCGATTTCTCTGACAGCCGGTGATTGGGATGTTTGGGGAGATGTAGTATTTGTAGGTACGGGATCAACAGTAGTAACAAATATTCAAGGTTCTATCAGTACTACTACTGCGGCATTCCCAACAACCCCAGGTAATGGAGCATACTTCCAGTTAGCAGCAGCCTTCACTAATGGTGCAACTTTGGGACTTCCTGTTGGTACAACGAGACTCTCTCTAGCATCTACGACGACTGTATTTTTGGTTTGTGCTGCTGGATTCTCAGCATCAACTTACACAGCTTATGGATTTATTGGAGCACGCCGGAGACGTTAAATGCCTAATAACTATTTCAAATCAGGTGAATGGAACGTCTATTGCATGGTTTGTAATAGAAAGATTAAATCTGGGGAAATGCTGAAGCGTTGGGATGGACTTCTTGTCTGTCCCGAGGATTATGAAAATCGGCATCCTATGGATTTCCTTCGGGCTCGTCAAGAAAGAATCTCGGTACCTTTCACTAGTGATACCTCTTTTGATCTCTTTGATGGTCCGAGTTACCCTCCATATGCAATCTGCACACAGGAAGGTTCTAGTGGTGTTCCTAGTTGGGCAGTGGCCGGATGTGCCCGCCCTCATCTAGGATTTCCAGGGAGCTTCCTACCCACTATCCCAACAGACGGGGATGAACCAACATCGGTTCAAATACTGTTGATGGATGGGGGTGAGTTCTTGCTTATGACAGGTGGACAACTTAATACCGTAACATTATAAATTAATATGACCATCGAACTTCACGAAAGACTCGCTGCCCTGGAAGAGCGAGTAGAAATCCAAGAAACTGTCAACGACAAGATTCTTAAACATGTGGAGTCGATTGATTCCCATCTGAATCGTTATAAGGGCTTTATCGGAGCAATCTGGTTTGCTCTTTCTTGTGTTGGGGTATTCTTCAGTGCAATCAAATATTTTCATAAAGGTTAATCAAAATGGCTCTACTTGATCTCATTGTTGGCCCTGTTCTGGATATAGTCAACAAACTTATTCCTGATCCAGTAGCCAAAGCTCAAGCCCAACTACAACTCCTTCAACTACAACAAAACGATCAGTTCAAAGAGATCGATGCACAACTACAGGCATCAGCTCAACAGACAGACACTAATAAAGTTGAAGCAGCAAATACTAATATCTTTGTCTCCGGTTGGAGGCCCTTTGTTGGATGGGTATGTGGTGGGGGCCTAGCCTACCAGTATCTGGCTGATCCCTTGTTTAGCTGGTTTGCTGCTATTATGCACTGGCCACTTCCTCCTAGTCTTGACATGCAGACTCTGATTACAATGTTGGGTGGCATGTTAGGTTTCGGTGCTATGCGCACTGTTGAAAAAGTAAAGGGGATTAACAGTGGCCATTAATATGACATTTGTTGACTATGTTACTCCGATCCCTGCGGATTGGCTTAACAATGTCAATACAGTAGTGAATGGTGGTGGTGGCCCAGTCAACATCCCTCCGAACAGTATTACCAATGCAATGATGCAGGCTAACTCCATCTCTGCCAGTAACATACAGACTGGTGTAGTTAGTACTAAGCTTAATACTGAAGCAATCAATCAACTAACCACGACCCACTTCTTTCAGGATCAAGGCGCACGAATTCAACGAATGAATGATCGTCAGTTCCTGGGAACAGCCACTCTCAATGATGGCTTGAATACCCAAGTAGCTGGTGACTGGACGTTCTCTCAGTATGCTGTAGGTGGTGTGGGTGCCTTTGCCTACCTGGAACACTGGGGTACTTTGAATGTCGGAACTCCCAATGGACAACCGGCCATCGTAGCAACAGTTCGTACATCAGATTCAGGCTCAGCTGGTAATGCAGGTATTGGTGTTTCTTCGGTTGTAGTGAATGATAATACCTTTGGTCCGGGTGCAAATGGATGGAACTATTATGCAACAGCCGTGCGCGGCGTTGGTTCCACTGGCGCTAGTACCATTGGTATGGAAACGGATGTTACTAATCTGGGTAGCTTTGCTCCCATCTTCCCCAGCAATATGTTCCCGAATGGTTTAACTGCCAATCTGTGGGTTGCTGCTGGCGGAGAACTGCCCTTCCAAGGTGGATCATACACCTACAACAATGTGTCCTGTGCGATTGGTATCTTTGCTAATCAACCGGGTACCGCAACAAACTGCGTATATGACAAGGGCATTGTATTTGGTGTTAATGCACTGAACAGTAATAACTGTGCGATTGCCTTCGCTACAGGTCACGCTATGGTCTGGTTTGGTAGCACCAATGCATCAACAAACTTTATCCAATCAAATACTACTGCTGTTGGTGCAGCCTTTAATCATGGTATTTTGTTTAATAACTTTGGTACTGGTGTTGTAGATGGTTCGGGGAATACCCTGTTCTTGGTACAAGGTGGAACGTCAAACCCCACATCTCGCATTACTGTTCAAGCTGGTACTGTAGGACAAGGTGCCTTCATTGAAGCAGTCTCTGGTTCTGAAACTAACGTTAACTTAAATCTTCGTACACAAGGAACGGGTGTTGTAACCTTCGGTACCTTCACTGGTACTAGTGGTATTACTCAAACTGGGTATATCACAATCCTTGATGCAGCTGGTACAACTCGACGACTTCTAGTAGGATAAACATGGACTATACTCTCAAACTCACTCAACAAGATGTACAAACTGTCATCAACGCTCTTGGTGAACTTCCTTTGAAAATGTCTGCCAATGTATTTGGTATCATCCATAAGCAGGTACAGGAGCAAGACGAAGCGAATGCAATTCCACTACAAGATGTGAAACTGGGCGAATAATATGGCAACTTCCGGCAGTGCAAATTGGAACTATACGCAACAGCAAATTATCAATGCGGCCTTTCGTAAACTTAACGTTATGGACAAGTCTGTCCAGCCGGATACGTATGACCAACAAGCTGCTGTTGAAGCGTTGAACAATATTGTCTTTTCTCTGTATTCACAGGGAATGCCTGTATGGGCAATGACAACTACGTTCTTTACCCCTGTGTTGAATCAGACTGCATACCCTGTAGGTCTCACCACAGGTGTAGATACTAACCTTATTATTAATGCACCACTTAAGGTTGTTCAAGCCTGGAGTCGGGATAATATCAGCAACACCGATATCCCGATGAATATCTATACGCAGTATAATTATAACCTGCTTAGTACCAAGATCAACACAGGATATCCCGTTCATATCTGGTATCAGCCGTTGAATCAGGCTGGTATATTTACTATCTGGCCTGCGCCGGATCAGTACACGGCAACTAATCGTTCTATCTACTTTGTGTATCAACGTCCTTTTGATCAATTCAATTCGACTACCGATACTCCGGACTTTCCGCAGAACTGGATTGAACCTCTTATTTATATGTTGGCTCACCGCCTCTCAGCTGAATATGGTACACCCTTGAGTGAGCAGGACAAGTTGAACGAGACAGCAACCAAGATGGTTTCAGATGCCCTATCCTTTGGTACGGAAGAGGGATCTCTCTTTCTACAACCTGATTGGGTTGTCATGGGAATGGGAAGTAACAATGGCTACTAATCCTTATTTTACACAGCTACATACACAGCGCTTCTCCTTTGTAGGTAATCCCCAACAACGAGATGGTGCTGTAACAAATTTTGACCAGCGTTTCCTGAACGTTTATCCTGAACTCATCCCTTCTCCCATATCCGAGGGTAAGAAGTATTACCTGAAGAAACGACCAGGCTTACAGGCCTTCTTGCAGCAAGGTCCCCCAACGGTGGGGACTGGTGGCCGGGGGGTCTACTTCTGGAACAACACGTTGTATTCCGTAGTTGGTAATCAGCTCTTTGCGAATACTGGGGCTATCTACACCTTCGGAACAACGACAGGGGATTGTGGATTTACTCTCTATCAGTTTACTAATGGTACTGTGAATCTGATTGTGACTGATGGTAACACAATGGTACAGGTTGATATTGCCAATGGCGTAACAATCTTGTTTGGTTATCCCATTCCACATGTACCGATGCCGGTCTACATGGATGGATACTTATTCGTAGCTCAGTTGAATGGTCCGGGGATCTATAATTCTAATCTGGATGATCCGGGAACCTGGCCTACCGATGGCTTTATTGATGTGGAAATGTTTGCATATCCCATCCAAGCTTTGGTTCGTAACATGAATTATGTGGTGGCTGTGACGCTAGGATCGATAGAATTCTTCTACGATAATGCTAATGCTACTGGTTCTCCTTTACAACGTAATGCTCCGGCGGTCTCCCAGTTGGGAACACCGGCACCATATACTGTAAATCAAACAGAGACAGAGATTATTCTGGTAGGGCAGACAGGTAATGGTGGCCGTACTGTATGGCTCATTACAGGTTTCCAACCTAAAGAAATTGCCATTGAACCTATCCGGGAAGCTTTGGATACAGAGGGTGGATTGATTAGCTTGGCCCATGCTTTTACTATTCAAGTAGCGGGTCATAAATTCTATGTGCTAAATCTATTCAGTCTCCAGCGAACCTTTGTTTATGATTTTGATGAGCAGATGTGGCATGAGTGGTCTAGTGGACCCGGCAAGACAGCTTTCAAATGTAATTGGGCAACAGACTCCGGTAACAACCTAGCTATTGGTGCTTCTGGATTCCCAATCCTACAGGACACTGCAACGGGTATTCTCTATCAATTCTCTCCATATGAATATACAGATAGTGGAGACCCGATTAATTGTCAGATCCAAACGATCAAGCTTGACTTTGATACAGTGAAACGTAAGCGCTTTGTTCGTCTATCGATTGTCGGCGATGCCCCATTCTTTGATTCCAATGTATCTATGTCAGTGCAATGGTCTGATGATGACTACACTACGTTTGGCCCTAATCCCGGACGTAATATGTTATTGAATGGTGATTACTGTACCATTACAAACTTGGGGATGGGGCGAAGACGGGCATTCCTATTCGTGTATCAGCAACCCCACCCTCTACGACTAGAAGCATTTGAAGTAGATATTACCCAAGAAGTGAGGAGATAGTATGGCAGCAGGAGTTCCACCGCCACCCCTCGACTCTCCCAGTGGTAGTTACTACTGGCTAGAGTGGTACACCCAACTCACCAATGCTATTAATCAGGTGGGATATCCGTGGGTTAATCTGAGTTTTACTAATTCAGATATCGCTGATATTATCACCAGAAACCATAACACCTTACAGAATATTCAGGGGGGTACTGCTTCTGGTACCCGTACCCCTACAGGCAATGCCTGGCATATGACAGGTAAGGGATTTGTGGATGCAGCTGGTACAATGACGGGTGCTCCTGCTACCTGGACTTGTTCAAATACTAGTGCTGGTGTATATACCATTACACACAATCTGGGAAAGGCAGTTCCTGATATAGCGGCTACTGCCACATCAAACACTACTGGATTAGTTGTTCAATGGATTGATATGGTAGGTCTTAATACGATTATAGTCCACACAACTACCCCAGCAGGCGCAGCTACCAATAGTTCGTTTTCTTTTACGGTGATGACCTAATGATTAAAACAGTCCTGGATAAAGAAGCAGCACAAAAGGTAGTAGACATGGGAAGAGTCTTTCATGCGGAGTCACACTTCCGTGATCAACCTTATGATGGTGATCGTATCTGGGCACTGCTGGAAGCTACGATTAAATTCCCCGAGAAATACTTCATTGCTTTTGATGAGAATCTGCATGGGTTCATTATCATGAATATCCAGCAGCATTACTTCTCAGGGCACAAGTGGGCATCTGATTTTTGTTTATATGTTTTACCCGAGCATCGCAATGGATTGTTAGCTCCTAAGCTCATCAAAGCTGCCGAGGTTTGGTCCAAAGAAAATGGTGCCAGAGAAATGACTATCTTTCATAACACTGGTATCAATACTGGAAAAGCAACATCTTTCTTTAATAAATTTGGTTACGAGACCAAAGGTTATATTTTCACCAAGGAGCTTAAATAATGTGTGGTCTTGTTGATGACGCATTCAATTTTGTAAAAGATTCGGCTGGAGAAATCTTCAGTCATCCGGGGCAAGCGGCAGGGGCTCTCTTTGGTATCCCCGGCTATGATCCTGCCATTGGTGGTCTGTTTAACAACGGATCTAATGGAGCTATTATCAGCCCTACAGGTAACTTCACCTCGGGCGCATGGAATGACATGTATAATGCCAATCCCAATGACTCAGGTGCTCTGAATCTGTTCGGTAGTGTCAACTCTGTAGCAGATAAGATTGCCCCCGCAGCCGCTGGTTACTTCGCTGCTCCGGCCCTTGCTGGTTCCCTAGGTGGTTCTGCTGCTGATGGTGCCGATCTAGGTGCTGGTACATTCTCTGCTGGCCTTGGTGCCAGTGCAGCCCCTGAAACCCTTGGTGGTCTTGAATCCGGCATGGGTGGTGCAGGCATGTTTGGTATAGATGCGGGTACCGGTACAGCCATTGGCAGTGGTGTTGCCCAAGGTATGGGTGCCGGTGGTCTAGGCATTGCTGGTGGTGGTTCTCTAGGAGGCCTCGGCTCTACTGGAGGTACCTATCTAAGTGGTCTTGGTGGTTCTACTACTTCGGGCACTGGTCTGGGTAGCATGAGTAATACAGCCGCTTCCATGCCAAGCAGCCCTGTAGATATGGGTGGTGGTGGAACGTCTATGGAAGGGGCACAAGCCTCTATGCCTGCCGGTGCAAGTAATCCTATGGCCGCTGGTGCAGTGGGTCCCTCGGCGGGTTCTCAAGCTCCTATGGGTGGTGATCTGTCTTCGCTGTTTGGTCCTACGTCTACCTCGGCATACAGCCCAATGGGTTCCGCAGTTGGTGATTCAACTGGTGGTATCACTAATGGTGTTACACCTTTTGGTGCCTCACTGGGTCAAGGGGGTGTTGGTTCAGGTTTGGCTACGGATGTTCCGGGACAATCCATCGGGGATAATTATAGCTCCGCAGCTACCTCATCTGATCAAGGTGGCGGTGGGGGCTTCATGAATGGTTTGAAGAGCTTCCTTAATGCCGCAGGCGGTAATACTGGCACTACAGGTGGTATTCAGGATCTGTTTAAACTTGGCCAGCAAGGCTTGAGTGCTTATCAGCAATACCAGAAAGGTCAGGCAGCTAGTAACTACGCAAAATCGATTCGAGATATCTATAGCCCTACTGGTGCTTATGCCCAGCAAATGAAAGATACCATTGGTCGTCAGTATGCCGCTCAAGGGCGTCGTGGTGAGACTAGCCCGCAAGCAGTCCAGTTGGCAGCCCAGCTTGCTAGCTCCCAAGCACAAGCAATGGGTGGTAGTAACTATGCTAATGCTGCACAGAATACCTCTGGTGCCAATATCCTTAATGGTCTGTTTGGCATGGCTGGTACACAGGCTGGTAAGAATCTCATTGGTGCTGGCTACCAAGGTTTGTCTAATCTGTTCGGAGCTTAACTATGCCTTATCAAAATGATATGTCCACTCTTGCGGATATTGTAGGGCCAGCCACTGCGGCTGGTCAAGCAATGACCCAGGATGATCTGGAGAATCAAGCTAACCAGATGAAGAACCAAGTAGCCCAAGGTACGATGGCTGCTGATATTGCAAAACCGGGTCTTCAGAATATGTTTACCCAAGCACAGACTGGTGCTGAACAGGGTATTGCTCAGCAACAACAAGCTAAGGGTGCTCAGGATCAAGCCCTCCTACCATCAAGTATTGGGGCGGGTGTTGCCAAGAATCAAACAGAGATTAGTGGACAAAAGCTTCAACAGTTTCAACAGATGGGAACGATTGCCGGACAGGCAGCTGGTCTGATGGATAACATTCCAGAAGCTGCACGACCTGCGGCGATGCAACAACTTGCGCAGAAGTATGGTGTGGATGTACAGTCCCTAGGTCCCCTTGCAAATGGTGACCCAGATCAGCTTAGAAACTTTCAGCAGAAGATGGTTCAGAGTTCAGCAGATTACCAGACCAAGATGGCTGTTGGTGAACAAACTAATCAGTCTCGTGAGCAGGTTGCAAATATCCAGTCTGAAGGTCGTGTTACTGCTTCGGAGAATGCTGCACAAGCTCGTGTGGCTGCGTCCCAGATTCAATCTAAGACTAAAGAGTTGACTGCAAATATGAACCAACAGTTCTCGCAGATCGTTGCACGTATTGGAACTCCTCAAGAACAACCGGGTGATCGGGATCGAGCACAGACTCTCAAGGATACGATGCAGGCTGTATCTCAACTGGGTGCTCAGACGACTCAACAACTGGTTGGTCAGCAACAACTTCCAATCAACTTTGGTAATCTCGGCGGTGGTGGTGGTGGTAATACCCCCCAAGCACCTGGTCCGGCAGTTGCAACCCCAGCGTCTATGCAAGCTGCCAAAGCTATCTGGCCGAATGATGATCCCAGCAAGTACAACTATCGTACTGGCCCTGATGGAAACCTTCAACGGAAATTGAAATAATTATGAGTGACTCCAACGACGGTTGGGAGGCAGCCCCGCAAGGGGCTGTTTCTTTGCCTACTAAGATGTTGATGAATGATGCAGCACTTCAAGCTAACCATCCTAACTGGCCGACGGGAGGCACCTCTGCGCAAATCGGAATCGAATCAAATTATAATCCCAATGCGGTAGGTCCTGAGACTAAGGCAGGAACTGCTAAGGGCATGGTCCAAGCAACCGACTCGACCAAAGCCGCAGTGGAACAACAGATTGGTCGTAAGCTTGACTTCGCCAATGTCAATGATCAACTCCTGTTCCATCGTTACCTGATGAATCAGAATCTGGATCGTACCAATGGTGATCCGAACGCAGCACTGTCTCTGTATAACAGTGGTCGTTCTACTCCGGACAATCCTGAGACAAAGAATTATGTCTCCAAGTTTGACCAGCGCACGGCAGATGGAAAAGTTGATAGTCCCGCCGCAGACGATAGTGGCTGGGAATCTGCTCCCGCTAAAGCTGCTGCACCTAGCGCGGATGGTTGGGAGTCTGCACCGTCCAAGCAACCTGATGCTGCGGCTCAACGAGGCAACGCAGCGATTGCTGCAATGGCTCCAGATACTAATGCCATTGGGAACGCTGTAACGGGTCTTGGTGAGACTGCTGCTCAAATGGGTAGTGGGATGTTTGGTCAAGCTGCTGGTGCCCTGCACGGGGCTGCTGATCTCCTTACAGGGTCGTCTTATGATCAAGCCCATGCTGATCTGGCGAAGGAACGGGATGCTGTTACCTATAATCCCCGCACCCAAGCTGGTCAAGATATCTCCAAGAATGTTGGGGAGATGTTTGACAAGTACCTTACCAATCCTCTGGAACAAGGTGGACAGTTTGTTGGTGAAGCCGCCGGCCTATCTCCTGAAACTGCAAAGCAGGGTGCTGAGATCGGTACTAGTCTGTTTGAGAACTTAGGTCTGCCTATGCTGGGTGGTGCTTTTCATGGGGTCGCTCGTGGGGCAGGCGATCTTCGAGCAACTCCGGAAGTTACTGGCCAACTGGATGCTTTGAACGCAGCTAATGCCCCGGCTGCTGCCGGTCCTGTGGGCGAACCTCCGCTATCTCCTGGAATGGTTCGTATGTATCATGGGGGACTAGATCTTCCTGGAGTAACGAGTCGCTGGGTTACTCCGGATAGGACTTATGCTGAAGGTTATGCAGGAAAGTCCGGGGATAATGGACGTGTCTTTTATAAAGACCTTCCTGAAGATGACCCAAGACTTCAGAAATCATTTGATGATTCAGGTACTTCAATGAAAGCACCCTATATGCCTTTTGAACTTAGGGATATGGATGCTGCATCGATGGATGTTTTGAATCCCAATAAGGATATGAGTCCGAATGCTGGTCCTCAACGTGGGGCTTTTGCTGTAGACTCTGCTGGTAATGTGGACACAGGTGTTGCTCCGTCTATGGATCAACAATACCAGGCAGCTACACTAGCTAAGCAACGTGCCTTGGATGAAGAGAACCCCAATAGTGGTCCTCAGATTCCGGGAGACATGCGTCCTAATGAAGGACCTCAGATTGAACCGGATCTTCTAGCAAATCGTATTGAACAGATGCATGCTATGATGCCGGAACAACTTGATATCTTCGGTACCGATATGGATTACGAAGGTGGAGAGGGCCGTGTAGGAGATTACTCCACTAAGGCTGAGGGCAATCAAGTCGTTAATGATCTGCCCCGCAGTTTGTCATCGGATGAATTTACATCCGTGATGCAAGACCTTAATGAAAAGGATGGTACCCGTTTCCGTACCCCTGACCCTGCGGACCCAGCATATGGCCAATATATGGATGCATCTTATTCTAAGTACCTTGATATGGTACGTGATGACCAAGGTGGTCTATTTGATCGTCCGTCCATCGCCGAGAACTTCGCTAAGGCTGCCAGTGATGAAGCTCTTAGTCGGCGTGTTAATGATCATCCTACCGTAAAGGCTAACCAAGCCAAGGTAGATCAACTGATGGCACAAGATCAATCTGTGCCGGGTGTAGCTCGTGCTACCGCCGCTGCTCAAGATGTATTGCAGAAGTCTCAGGACAACATCAGCAAGTTCTATCAGAAGACTGCCGATGCTGCTACCCCGTTCTATGCCAAGGATGGTACGGTTCACATGTACACCTTTGGCTACCTGCCGGAGATGATGAAGTCTCTTGGTGCTTTGCTTAAGGGTATTCACGGGGTTGTGTTCAAGACATTGGATCGTATGATCCCTTCGTTCAAGAACCTTGACTCTTTTGGTAAGATTGCTGGACAGGGTATCAAAGACTTTGTGAATACTCAGGCCAACAAGGAATGGGCACAGAAGGTTAATGAGCAACCCCGTAAGGTACTGAATGGTGTTGACGCTCTGCGGGCCGGTCTAAAAGACTACCTGCCGGATGCTCCTGATCTTCCTCCGGAACAGTTGAAGGCTCAGATGCAATCTGTACCTGATATCTCTGGTGGTAAGATTCGTGAAGCTATGCGGAATAATACCCTCACGGGACAACAGCTTCAGGCATTCACTCATCATCCTTTGATTAAGTATGCAGTGAATACTGTGGACTCCGCTATGCGGTCAGCCCAAGCCTTTGTTCGTCAACAACTGACTGGTAAGGATGGTTTGCGAGCCAAGGTACAGGCTATGACTCCGGATGAGATGACAGGCATCTGGGCTCACATGCAGATGAACGAAGGTATTCGTGAGTTCTCCGCTGCTGAACTTAAGCATGCAGGTTTCTCGGACAAGCAGATTGACTTCTATCAGAAGCGTCTGGAGTTGAATAAGGAGAAGTTGAATGCCCTTAATGAAGGTCGTGCTCAAGCAGGACTCAAGCCTGTTGATGCTCGTATTGCTCACATCGCTGGTCACTTCCTTGGTGACTTCAAGCGGGTTATCCGTGATGGTGAAGGTGCTGTCAAGGCAGTGATTGCACACAATAGCCGTGCTGCTGTGAACATCATTACCAAGCGTGTGATGGAACAACTCGGTGAAGGTCACGAAGCTGGTCCGATTGAAATGCGTAAGCTTACGGAAGATAATGCTACTGATCGGTACACCGGTTACATGAATGTCCTTAATGACATGGCTGATCATAATCAAGCCGTGAGTGCTGTTGTTCAAGCATACAAGGATTACATGTCCAACGATGCTCAAACAGCTATGCGTTACCGCGCTGCGTTCAAGAGCAAGGATGGAGTCATCGGTGCAGAAGGTCGGAAGAGTTGGGAAAGCGCTAAGACTAACGCCAAGGAAGGTGTTAAGAATGAGTTGAAGGCACTGGAATCCATGAACACTTGGAGCGAGATGCAGAAGGCTCTGGCGAAGATCAAGGAGTTCCAGGCTGATCCAGAGATCAATGCACCGAATGCTAAGAGTGCTGTACAAGCTTACCTAGATAACGTCCAACGACGGAACCAAGGTATGGCTGCTTCCTTTGCTAATTCATTCGTTAATGGTGTCGCTGAAATTACTGGGGTGGGTCCAACGGCTTTGCGTCATATGTCTGCCACTACCAAGACTGGGTTGCTTACCATGTTCATTGGTCTTGGGAAACTGAGCCACTCGTTTGTGACACTAATACAGCCCCTGCAAGGTATTCCCGTAGTGAACTCTCTAATGAAGGCAGAAGGGACAAAACTTGGTCTAACTCAAGTAACAGCGGCATTAAAGTCGATGGGGAGCCAGGCGAAGCTTCTTGCAGCACTAGGGAAAGGTGGTGATGTAGCCGATCCATTTGTGCGTAAAGCTCTGGATTTTGCGAAGGATAATGATACACTTAATACCTCTCAGTTTCAATTTGGTAAGCTGACGGACATTAACCGCAGTCGCGCTATGAGTAACATCCATAAAGCTGCTGAGTTTAATGTTACTGGTATGGAAACAGCTACCCGTTCATTCACGTATATGTACTATTCACACATGCTTAAAGACTTGGGTCTACCGGAAAAGGAAATCTTCCCGGCAGCACACAATGCAATGAAGGATGTGATGGTAGATTACAATTCGTGGGAACGTCCCGGTGTATTTGGTAAGCTGGGTTTCCTTGGTGATCTAACAGCTATGTTAACTCGATACAAGTTTAATCAGATTGATCAGTTTGCTCGTGCTAGTAAGTACGCAGCTTCAGGTCAACTTGGCCCAATGACTTCCATCATGGCTACCTCAATTGCTGCTGCTGGTGTTCGAGGCATTATGGCTTACACTCTAGCCAATAAGCTAGTTCAGGCCACAACGACTTGGGCGGCTCAGAACAACTTGATGGATAAGCCAACTTCCATTGACGAACTGCTTCTGCATGCATTACACGGGAAAAATGAAAACCTAAGCAATGCCCTGAAATTTGGCTTGCCGTCTGGTCTAGGTCTGAATATGACAGGTTCTTTGAGCCATGCGGATGACATTCCGAATGATCCATTGGGTGCTCTAGTTCCACAGAGTGGTCCTCTTGGTGAGATGGGTAAGTCGCTATATGACTTTGCTCGTGATCCGAACAAGGCTACAGGTAAGACGGCTTTGTATGATATGGCACCAAACTCCGCCAAAGGCATGTTGGAGAATAAGATGTTCACTGATGCTAATGGTAAGTATTCTAATCCACATAACTATGAACTTCAACAGAAGCGTAGTCCGGCGGATCAGACAAAGCGTACCTTTGGTTTCCGTCCATTGAATGAAGCCAATGATGCTTTGACTACCCATGTGAATCAGGATCAACGTAATGCTGAAGGTCAAGTCAAACAAGATATCGTTCAACGAGTCTTGCGTGATGTGGACTCTAGCAATATGAAGGTTACTCCACAACTTCAACAAGATCTTCAGAAGAAGTATATTCCGAAGTATGTTGCTAATGAAGGAGATCCCCGAGATATTGCTAAAGCAATTCAGGATCACGTGGGTATGGGACAAGCTCTTACTACAGCACAACGTGCTCAAGGCATTCCGAGAGGCAACACCTTACAAGCAATCTTTAACTATGATAGGTATGGTAATTTGAAATGAACACAATGAAATACTCTGATAAAGGTATGGCCCTCACTGAATCTTTTGAGGGTTTACAACTTGAAGCCTATCCTGATATAGCAGGGGTCTGGACTAACGGGTATGGTAATACCCATGGTGTAGTACCCGGCACTACCATCACAATGGAAAAGGCTGTAGCGGATTTGGCGTCTAACATTGAAGGAGCGGAGTTTGTCGTCAATAAGGTTGTGACCGCACCACTCACCCAAGGTCAGTTTGATGCTTGTGTAGATTTCGTCTTCAATCTGGGCTCTGGTAATTTCCAATCCAGTACCCTTCTTCGAAAACTTAACCTTAAGGACTATGCTGGTGCTGCCCAAGAATTTCCTAAGTGGAATCATGCTGGTGGTATCGAAGTAGCCGGTTTGACCCGACGTAGGTTAGCAGAACAACAACTTTTCAACAGCTAAAAAGAAAGCCCCTCAGAACATCGAGGGGCCTTTTTTTATTCATTATCGTATTCCATATCTTTATACCATACCATTCTAATCAATCCAAGATCAAGGCATAGAATAAAGCCAAGTTCTTCGTCTTCAGTGTATTCCAATCCGAAACATAATCCCTGGATCCAGCCGAAAGTTAGCATTACAAGATTTCACAAGAGTTTCCGCTACACGCGAATTCCTGCGCTCCGTTAGTTGTATCTTCATCTGTCTCATACTTGTCGAAGTCTACCCACGGTACGGCTGGGAAGGCATCTCGAAGTTTATTGTATTCTGATTCAGATAGATCCTGGTACGGCGCTTGCTGATAAACATGCTCGCTATGCGGAAGGAAAGATACTCCACCAATATCATCAAGATGTTTGTATACCCATGCACCAACTTCCAACCATTCGTGTTCCTTTACGTAGACTGTGATAGAAGGATTATGCTCACACCAATGGCGCTTGAAAGTAAGATAATGATCCAACTGATCCAACGCGCCGCGATCTGATCTATGTACGGAGCCTTTGGGAGCAGCCACGGGGAAAGAAAACACCAAATTACTATTGTTGGTAACATCCACTTCATATGGAACTCCTTTCTCCTGCATGAATACTGCGAGAGGATCTTTTACGTCAGCCCGAACAGTACGTATATAAAAGGGATTATGACGCGGGTGAATGCCACTTGCAGAATCCACAAGCTGACTAACGGTCCCGCTAGGCTTAACAGTAGTAATAGCAGCAGAAGGATTAATGCCCAACCTCCCTGCCCATTCTTCGTTTGCCAGAATGCTTTCATTCTTGAGAGCATCTAAAAGTTCACCCAGATTAGAATCCCCCAAGTTAGAGTCCCCACTACCATTAAGAAGAGGGCTATCCATGATACCAGTAAGAGACACTCCAAGTAGTCGCTCTTCTTCAGCATTTACCCTCCACTGTTTTCGGATGTATCGGAAGTCCGTGAGGGTGCTCTGGAATGTACCAAGTACACTAGCAATTCTAACCTTTCGGAGTAGTGTTTCTCTATCGTCCGTAGCTCGAACAACAACTTCTGTAAGGTTGCAAAATCCGAAGGGTCGAAGGATGATTTCGCCGCAGGGATTGGTGCCAAATTCGTGATCGATATCCCGGCGTCCCGAAGATTCCGCTTGCTTCTTTGCAGACACGCGATTAAAGACGCCGCGTTCTCCCGACTTACTTTCGTAGAGGGCATGCCATTCCTTCATGAAGATGCCAATATCTGGCTTTTCTGTATAAGCCACGCTGTTATTTGCAAGAGCCCGTTGTCCACTCTGCTCCCACCAAGCCCCATTCTTTGCGTTACGCATGCGCTCATCCGTAAGGTTACTGAGGCTAATGAGAGCACTGCGCCGGACACCACCAACAACGACAACCTGAGCAATCTTGCAGACAAGATCATGACATTCCAGTGAGTTTAGTTTCCTACCTGCGGCCTGTTTAAAGAGTCCGGTGGTAAATCGGAAAAGGTCGGCCAGAGGATCAGGTCCCGAAGCGCGTCCACCAAACGTTCGGAGTCGTGCACCGGCAGGACGAATTCGAGATAGATCCCATCGTGGCGTCTTACCGCTATATAGTAAGGCGATGAGCTCTCGAAGGGCGCTTGCCCATCCCTGCTTACTGTCAGAGACAACAATTGTACTTTCGCTGTCATAGAATTTCTCTGGGACCTCCGGTAGTTTATTAATGTATTGTCGTTCAACCGAGAACCCAACACCTGTGCCGTTCATCAGCACATACATTACCTCATCGAAACACTTCTGATCCTGAATGGGAATGTAACTACAGTTGTATCCAGCAATGTTATCCCGAGCCAACGCCTCACCGGCGGTCATTAGGGCTCGCATGGACGGCATCACTTCCATCTTGTGGATAGCTTCGTACACATCTTTGTATGGGAACAGATCACCATACTTGTCCCGCCAGAAATTACAATAACGTTCTACTGTTTCACTCCAATGTTCCCGACGCTTCTTCGCGGGAATCCATCGTGCGTACCGCGACTTATAAACATAATGCTGCAAATCATCCATTGTTTAGCATCTCCAACATATTTTTACAAAAGGTCAATAGTTGCTCCTTGTTGGCATTATTCCCATGCAATATAGAAAATGTTCTTTGTCCAACTACGATAGCGGAACCGGGTAGTCAAGCGCCACAGGCGTATCTCAATCGACCACCAGTTTCCTAGAGAGACTACCCCAATCCATTTACCTTGATCATACCTGATGGGTTGTCCTTCTTGCTTAATGGTGGCGAGACCGAAGCCATCTCCATCACGATAAGCCACATCATAATGGAAGGTGGCATTGGTGTAGTCAAACTGCTCACCCCGGTTGAACTTAATTCCGCTCACCCGTATTCTCCTTACCCTCGTAGTACTCTTCCATAATCTCCCGAGACTTCGCAGTAGCGAGGAACTGAGTCTTCATCCACTCGATTACTTCCGACTTATTGTCCGCCATGCGGGCTTCTTCAACGGCCCGCTTCTTCGTCTTAATATCAGTCTTCTTGGTCAATTTCATCACCGAAGTATTCAATCAGTTGGTCATACGTTTCTACCACTTGGTCTGCCAAAAACTCAACTAGTTCTTCGCTGGTAATATCCAGTAGTTCAAGGATAGTTAGTTCATCAAGCTGCGCCAGCTTCTCCATCAAATCTTGCATAGTCATTTCATTAATCATTGCTTTCTTCGTACTCAATATGTAGTTGTAGTTTTTGAGCTACCAGATGTTCAATCTTGGCACCATAAGAATCTTCCCATCCCTTGAGCATCAACATGGCATCACACGTAGAAACCAATTGGATATCTTCAAGGATACAAGGAAGCCATGAGGCATTTGGATCAGGATTGTGTTCAGCTGGACTGATAACCTCATGACCACGATTACGGAGGTCTGTGGTAGCATACTTAAATGCAGGGAAGTTTAGATCATCATAGCCCGTCATGGGACCAGATACATACCATTTCATTTCGGTGCCTTATATAGATCATCAAGATCAGGTCGAGTCTTCATCATGTTACTAAGAAACATCCAGCAACAGCCAACGTGATCGATATGAGGAAGACCAGACTCTGTGTCAACATACTCACCGCGAAGTATTGCGAAAGTATGCCGGAGAAGAGCGGCAGTAAGGCGGCTATAGCTAATGCCACCGCGCCAATTGTGGGATGCATATTTCTGTGCTCCAAATTGAAGTACCGCAGCTAAGCCCTCAAGGGCCACAGGATCAAGTAGATCAAGAGGCAACTTATCCTGATCATCCTTACGTCCAGCAAGTAGTTCTTGTTCTTTAATTCCCATATACCGTCCCAGGGTCCACAGATTTATCGGTGGTAACTTCAAGTCGTGCCAGTCGATCATGTAGGTCTACGATTGCTTCGGCCAGGATGTGAAACGTACTTGTGTTGGCATGCTGCCATTCATTCAGGGTACCAGACATGATTGCCTTCTCGGAACCCCGAATCAACATCCTCAATTCACTGTAATTAATTTCGTTCATCCCCAGTTCCCCGTAATAAGATCGTTCTTAACAAACTCCAGTACACCAACCGTCTCCGCGACGGTCATGCCGTTGAACTTGTCATTACTCAGTACTTCCCAGATATCATCTGTCATCACATTGACAAGGGGATTACCTCGGCGCAGTGCCCAAATATTATTTTCCATACTTGCGCTCCAAGTAATTCAACGAGACAAACATCTCATCAAACTCGCCATCATCAACTTCATTGAGGACCACCACTCCGCGCCAATGCTTGTTTCCCTGCGGACCCATGTAATCTTCATCGTGCTCATAACAACTGCCTGCAATAATAGAAGCGATACGACGACCATCAGCAGTATAACCATATGCTACCTGCCGTCCTTGTTGGTGCCCCGCTATGCAGGACATATGCTTCTTAGTAAGAGTGAGTTGAGCGGAGCTAATAGGACGCCCGGCAACACCGCTGACAAAATAATGACTATAAGCGATGCCATCAATAACAGCAACGTCAAGAAACGGGTGTACTTTCCAGCCATAGCCCTCGTAATCCAAGTCATCGACACTAATAGTCCCATCGAGTTTAGGATCACCACTAACCACGCGATCAATTCTATTCTCATGATTCCCCAATGTCAATACCATTTCAGGCTTGTACTGCTTCTTACCATTCCTACGCTGTCGATCGTTGTATGCACTGATTGGTTTTAGTAACCGACCCATAGCCTCATGCGATGCTTCTACATCTGCTTTGTATCGGCGACCTTCGAAGCTTTTCTTCCCAATATCATACGAACTGAGGCTCGGCATATCCGCAAAGTCCCCGATATTAACAAGTACGTCAGGCTGGTGATCAACAATATAATTGCCAATGCGTTCAAGATAATCAAAGTTATGCCCAGGTTTAATCTGACAATCAGGTAGAATGAAGTGTCGCTTTGTTGTCATTATTGTTCCGTATCGGGAGTATCATGGATTGATGCCCGGTTAAAGTTCTCCAGAGATACGAAGGGAACGTGACCTTGTTCAATGAGATAATCTAACCCGGTCTCAATAACGAACATAAGTTCCTTCCCTTCTAGTACCCCTTGGAATACCACACTACCATCAGGCTTTTCTACAATGTGTTTAATGATCATTCGAACCAGGCCTCCGGCACAGTATCAATCGTGGCCCATTCAATTCCGTGCTTGTCGCAGTAAGCTGCGTAGGTGGTTTTGGAGACTCGACTGAGTTTGTTATTAGGATTCTGGAATACTAGATACACCGTAATCTCTGGATGCTGTGCTCTCAGATATAAATGCTTGGCTCTATCTGCGGATTTCCACAGGCCTTTCGTTTCGATGTATGTATTCTCTTTTATCTTCCAGTCTGGATGGTAGTTGTGGACTACCGTGTAGGGAATAATGTCAGCCTCATATTGTAGTTCTGGATAGAGTTCTGCGAAGTCCCTTTCAAACTTACTCTTGTATGGGGCGAGTTCTACTCGCGCTCGGGATCGTCTTGTAATGCTGCTTGCTCCCTTAGTTTAATGAATTGTTCCTGCCAGTCGTCCTGCTCACGTCGGTGAATATAAAGGAGTCGACCATTTCTCAGTAGCCGCGCATCATCATTGTAAAGACTCTGCACAACCGAAAACATGTTAACTTCATCTTCGAGGTCATTGATAAGCCTCGCAGACTTGACAGGTCCCAATCCACGAACACCAGTAATATTGTCAGCAACATCACCGATGAGGAAGCTACGATAGAAGCTACGTAGACCGTCCAAAGGAGTGACGAAAGTGAATTCATTCTTTCTCCAATTGTAGTGATCCCCTGGAATCATCAAGAGGTCTTTGTCAATACTACAGATAATCGTTTTAGTGTGATGTGTAGATGCAGCAATTCCAAGGGCGTCATCTGCTTCAATCCCATCGGTAACGATAGCTCCATACTCGGTGACGAGATATGCATTAGCATCTTGACGATATCTGGGATCAGGCTTTCCTTTCCGGTTGGCTTTGTACTCGGGGTCAACGGTGTATCGAAAGTTGTTTGATCCGGTGATATACGCGGCATAATCAGTTGCTCCGGTTGTTTCAAGGATTCGCTTCATCATGTCATCAATGTCGCTACGAGCAGCGTCCCACCCGTAGTCTTCATTGTAGACGGCACAACTGAATGTAACAATGTCGCCGTCAATTAAAGCCTTCATTAGTCAGCCTTGGGTGCTTCCGTCGTCGTCACAGGTTCAGCAGTAACTGGCGGAGTTACGGGCGCGACTTCTGGGGTCGCAGCGGCTTGCGCCTTTGCGGTGAAGTCCGCCTTGATGTGAGCATAGATTGCCTTAACATCAGCTTCGAGTGCCGCTACGCGAGTCTTGATACTGGAGAAGAAGGAGAACATAGTTTCAAATACCTCAATGAGTTTGTAAATTACCACAAGTTTTTCGAACAGTTTAAAGACTGGTTCCCAATTGATATGGGGAAGGTGTGGAATACGCATCTAGTTAAAAAGGTAGATCTTCTTCTAGAGTATCAATCGTACCCACGTCCCGTGATGCTACGTTAGCTTGACGATCTGCTTCGAAGACAAAGGCTTCCAACTCACGGGCATACTCAATCACCTCATTCGCTTTCGGGGGAGTCTTTACACCGACACTCAGTGCATTTACAGCTGCGCTGATCGACGACTGTCGGACGATGTAGATCTGCTTCTTTGCTCGTTCCTCCGGAGTCTCCCATCCACCCTTCTGGGTACTCCCCGCAGAAGAAGCAACAGCCGGTGTCGTCGAGCCAGTACTCACATTTGTGGCAGTACCCTTCGTTGCTTTCACCCAATCGTTATACCCCGCTGTGTTCTTAATAACATCCACTTCATAAACATCTGCACCCTTGGCTGTTGCCAGGATCTTAAACGTATCGGCTTGGGCACCGAAATCAAACAACTTCTTGGCTTCGACCTTGCCGTTGAACGACAGGTTCTTAAACGCCACTTCCAGTTCTTGATAAGTCTTGTTCGACTTGTTCAGCTTCGATGTAACGGACGTACTCAAAATTTGAATTTGCACTAGATTGATCCTCTAATTGTTTAAGCTACTATTATACCATTATTTATCAGACCTGTCAACTAAAATCAACGATCTGTTCGATCTACTTTTTTCATATTTAACATGTCCATACCGATCTTGACTTCACATGCTAGGGGCACAACCCAGTTGATACCAAACGTCCTATTCAGGTTAGTCACCAGATCGTCGAAGACCTGGTAGAAAAGATTTGTGACAGGTTGTACATACTGTGATTCGCAATCGACGACTATCGAATCGTGAACCGTGGATATCAGTAGTGCCGGAATACCCGAGGTCTTCAATCTCCGCGCGAAACTGATCCGAGCCACCATCATCACATCCGCACCAGTCCCCTGCACTGGGTAGTTCGTTAGAATTGTCCACGGTATTTTTATGTTCCCTCGTTGATCTCGTCCCATGGAAATGTTCCATTGACGACCTGTCGGCCCAATGATTGGCTGACCGGAGACCACGAGATCTTTCCACTCATTGTGTTTGGCATTGAGTTGATGATACTTGGCGTAGAACTTTTCTCCAATGTCATCCCAGAACTGGGGAGAGGTAGAGACATGCATAAATTCCGGATCATTTGCAAAAGCATATCCACTTCCTCTAAAGATGGTTCGGAAAAGATAGATCTTTGCAATGAGTCGAGAAGGGAGGTTAAACGCGACTTGATTAAGGCTGTGCGTATCTGCTCCCCCAACGATCTCGTTGATGCCAACAGTGTCTCCGGACAACTCAACGGCTGTTCTCCACTCAAGCTGACTTGCGTCGCAGACGACAAGCAATTAACCCCCATAGTAACGTTTGATTTCAGTGAAGAGTTGTAGACGAGTGTCCTCAGTCATACCATCCACAAACTCCTTGAAGTTATCAGAGTACTCCAGAAGGACAAACATATCATTCAACATCTTTTCTTCGCTTACGCGCTCGGGTTTGCGGCCAGCCATGTAATGATCGCCTGTTGTTGCTGTTGCAGTTGGTTAAGCATCGGAAGCAGGTTGTTAATATCAGCCTGATACGCAGCTATCTGACCACTGATCTGGTCCAGTTGACACGTTAGTACTTGTTGAATCGTCATTCTTCATCCCCATAAATATCCTCTTCGGATTCATCTCCAATACCATCCCAACCTTCCCAATTATCTACTCCATTGGCATAAAGACGTTCGAGAATTTTGGCATCTTCTAGCAACTGATTATATTCCTTACGAGTAATAGTAACGGTATCAGTCATTATATCGACTCACAAAAAGATCGTTAGCGGCGGAATCCATATTCTGTCCATTAGGTTTGGAGGAACTGAGTCGTCCCGTGGTTACAGTTACCTGATTGTACTGAGGATGTAGTACCCCAGGTTCCCAGTTCTGTTCCCGTCGAGTTTTGATTAGTCCATCGTATGTCTTGGATAGCAACGTTTCCAGACGAGTCTGCTGCTGAATCAACGAAACGATGTGGCGAGTTGCCTTGTTCGCTTTCAGCTTTAGCAGAGTATCGGCATTGGTTGCATAGAAACCAGCCTTCTTTAGTTCACTTCCCCGAAGAGGTTCAACCAGTCTTGGTAATTCGTGTTGAACGATTACATTCTTATACTTAGGTTGACCTGCTCTCATCCCCGTCTTGAAGAACCCATCATGCTCTTTAGTTTGTTCTTCAATTGTCCCACCGTAAAGGAAGGCAGACAACTGATCGCCACTACCGAAATTAATAGGGACGTTAGGATAAACCTTAGATAGTTCTTCGGTGATGCATTGTATTTTAATTTTAATTTCGCTACTACGTTCCTCACACAACTCCTCGTTGAACCTAAGTCCGTTCCACTCCATCTCCTCCAGAATCAGAAGGTCCGCACACATCAACCTCACCAGACGCTTCTGCGAGGCGGATAAGGAATCCATCTGCGCTTCGTACAACTTCAGCGTTAATTCGGCATCCTGTATCGCATACTCCGATAATTCTTCCCAAGGAATGTCCTCCGTCTGGATACCATTCTTCCAATACTTCTCTGCAATTATATTGATCTTTGAGCCAAGTCCGTAATTTTGACATGACTCGTTCAAGCTGGGATATTTCCATTGTTGGTTACTCAGAATGAATTCAGCTAACTGGCAGTCCCACCAGGTTTTGTGGGTGGTGTCGATTCCCTGTCTTCGGAGGACGTGAATGTCATATTTAGCATTAAAGCCAACGAGAACTCCAGCTCCCTCAATTGAGTCTCGAAGGCTCGCAATGCTACTCTCATTGTATGTACTTGCGCCACTGCTGCGTTGATCTGCCCAAGAGTAGCATACTGCTTTGAATCGTCCATCGAAAGGTGCCCCTGTATTCCATGTGTTGTTTTCTGTATCGAGCGCCAGAGGCTCACTCATAGAGAATCGTTGTAGTCACGTAGAAGTTTAAACCAGTAATACCGTCGTCCTTCATCTGGAGATTGTATCCTTCAGCATTACCTTCAGCTGTTTCCAGATCAGTAAACACAGCCACAGGATGCTTATCATCTGCCATCTCCCTCATTACCACATACACCTGAGTTGCTTTAAAGGTCATTTGATTTATCCATAGATTCCAAAACCTTTGTCATGGCATTTACCATTTCGACAGTTCCCCAACCAAACCCTGTGCGAGCATATTGTTCTCTCGCAATCTCAGTCAGATGGTGCCACAACTCTTTAGGTATTGTAACGGTTCCGCTCATAGATCTCTAAACCTACCAATGGTGGGCTCAATCAGACATTCCCATCGATCGTGACGAAGATTAGGATCAGAATCTTCATCTCCCCATAATTTATTTTTTGACAAGTGTAAGTACCTTAAATTATCATAACCAGCTTCGTTCAACTTTCCGAGACCAAGAATCCAATCTGCCTCAGCTTGTTTGCTTGTCTTTGCGTTAGCCACGTGAGCCATAGTAAGCCATCTTTGTCCTTCCGCTGTACCATCGGCTTGGCAAACACCAATGACGGGACAATATTCTTTAGCCAGTTCTCGTGCCCAAATGTAAATGCTTCCAAGTCGAAGGTCTTCCCGATCATTGTCGAAGCCTTTGATTTTGTCAATCTGATCGAACACAATAATAGAGGGTTGCTGTTTTGCACAGATTTTCTCAACTTGTTTCCAGTGAATACTGGCAGAGTCCTTTAGAAGAAAGTTACCTTTGGTAAGGTCATGAAACTTCTTCTGGTTTCCTTCAATATCCCTCTGTAGGTTTACCTGATCAAGTCCTAGACAACTCTGGTACATCCGAAGTACCACTTCTTCACCGACCTGCTCATTGTTGAACCAGAGGCCCGGAGCATCGGCTTGTTGAAGCATGTACGATATTTCACTGGCGAGGAATGTAGTCTTACCAGTTTCAGGTCGAGCGAATACAAAACCAAAGTTACCCTTGCGTAGACTACCTAGACGCTTGTTTAATGAATCCAGACGCCAACGAAGCCCAGGAGTGCCACGAGTCCGCTGCATAAGCTCAGCCAGATTAGTAGTGACAAAATCGCTAAGATCGTCATCACCAGAACTTTCCTCAGGTTGTTTAAGTTCATCGAGCTTGGTGGTTAATTGTTGATAGTCCCCCCTCCCTTCCGAAACCTCATACGCCTGAATAGATACCTCACGGAGCAGGCGAGTTCGTCGGAGAGAATCAATGAGACTACGAGTGCTAAAATCACTAGCTTCAGTAGATCGTAGAGCATCAAATACTCCTTGATAGAAATCTACTTTACTACGGTTAGTACTGAAATACAGATTGGATAAAGAGTCTACAGAGAGATCTTCTGGATTATCTACAGAAGTGTAGTAAGCATCGACAGTTCTTATGATAGGTTGGACTTCCTTGCTGAAGTCACTTATGTCGATACTATCTCTTACAGAGGTGTAGTTCTCTTTATTACAGAGATATTTAACTACACTAAGTTCTATCAAATACTATCCTTATGTTGTTAAAGTATAATAGCTATTATTATACCATGTCGAAGAACCCCTGTCAAGGGGTATCTTCTTTTTCTTTGTTACTTTCTTTTTCTTATATTTATATGTTCTTTGTACTTATAGTTCTTTCGACTTATGTGTATATTGTACCATATTTTTCAGTACTTGTCAAGGATATCTTGTAATTTGTAAGATGTGTTTGGTATCGATCCACTTGGTAGCCTGATGAAAGCTATCAAACTCCCTAGCCAAACTTGACCAAACGTCGGTCTCACGCACATAATTCCAAAAGATCCAGTCCTTGTACTGAACCTTACAGTGACCATCACCAAACTCAATGATTCGATATTTACGCATCTGGATTCACCGCCCTTGCTCCTTTGTTTCGTTCGAGGGCTTTTGCACAGTGATTCTCCTGAAAGATTGCAAGGAACGAACACATACGACAACCCCAACCCCAGTATGGTTGGACCGGTTTACCCTGTTCATAGGCCATAGCCTTGCTAGAACGGCTTGAGATCGTCTCGTCAGGGTCCCCTAGGCATAGGGTATTAACCAAGCAGTCCAACGTCACCAGGACGTTTTTAACGTACCCGTCATCCGGGGAGTATTTGTACAACCCGAGGGGTGCCTTGACCATCCGTGCAACTGCGATGGCGATATTACTGAAATATAGTTTTACACTATTCAATTAAGTTTCTCCAGTTCAGTAATTGGGGTCAGGAATGCCAGATCAAATACTTGTCCATTTACTTCCTTTGCCATCAGCGTTTCAGCTACTCCCATGACGCACCCCGTGGCTGCATCGATAGCCGGACCACCGCTATTCCCAGGCATAAGGGCACCATCCAGTTGAATGAAGTGGCCGAAAGTGCTCCTAACAGCATCATCCAAATTCCGATCTGGATTAGAGACTTTACCGAAGCTAATCGTAGAAGTGAACGCAAGGGGACCACCAATCAGGTTAAGTGACTCACCATAATACGGTTTAAACGTACATACAGACAGTCCAGTGGGCCACTTGATAGCTGCCTGTGTCTGGGTATCAGTTGTGAGTGTCATCAGGTCTGGGCCTTGTAGAAGCTCACTATCTCCCCGCTTCTGTACATGGAAGATTCGAACCGTTTCATCTCCTTCAAACAGAACAGCTACCGGTTGAACTACATCCTGTGCTTCCACACAGTGTGCTGCTGTTACAATCGTATGGGTTCCTTTCAAAATCCAACCACTACAGTAATCCCCACCAAGGGTCTGAATAGCTACCACGTTACCCAGCTGTTGTTCTAGGGTGGGTGGAGTAACAACGTTAGGACTTTCTGCGTAGGCATGTACACCCAGTGCTGCAATGATTGCAAATGCCAGCGCCCCGAGCGCTGACCCGATCTTAGTAAACATGATTATCTATTCCTCGAAAGGATTTCCGTTAACTTTTCATCATCATATACTGTATCAATCAACATCTGCGCTTCCCGAACACAACCTGCAATTAATCCCTCCACATTATAAATATTACCCGGATTACTCAACTTTGCACCGAGAATTCCTGCGGCATAGCACAGGAGACGTTCCTTCTCATTATTAACTTTAAATGTGCTCATTACTTGTCCCCATACTTTTCTTTGAGGCGTTTAAATTGACGGCGTTCCATTTCAGCGTTCCTAATGGCAAATTCTGCTTCTCGCTTTTCACGGGCTTCCTCTTCTTTATCGGTTTCGAGCCGTTCCTCTGCTAATTCTACAACGATAGAGTCATCATAACCCAGGGAAATATCAATACTTCGTTTAACTCCGGACTTCTGAAAAGATTGTAACTTGGTGATTACCTTGTCTAGATCTCCTTCAAGGTCATATCGAATGTTCATGACCAGTACTGAAATCATCTTTTTCATGATAACTTAGCCTCAATATAATCCATCGGATATTCTTTTGGATCGTCTTTACTGTACAGCACACGAGTATGGACGCCCATCAGTCCTAGTTGACGGGCGATCTTTTGACCTTCAGTGAACTTATCTGAATCCAGCCAGATAAATATCTTTTTGTACATCTTCGCCAACCGAGCTAGCTTTTTTTCAGGCATCGCTGCACTAAAGCAAGGTATTCCGTCTGACACTCCTGAGTTGGCAACAACGATTCCGCTGATGCAGTCTTCAACAAGGCATGCCGTGTCTGTGCTTTTGCGACTATAATACGTTGCAATAACGTCCGTTGGTGAGCCTCCAGTAAAGAATCGCTTGTCGTGAGTTGTGCCTTCCCTGAAGTTACGGGCTTGCCACAAGACCACATCGTCACCTTCGCCATAAAACTGGTATATGAGTTGTTCACGTTGTTTACTCCATCCTACATCACGAAAGATAAGGTCCTGTACAGACAATCCGTACTTCTGGACCCACTCTACCACCCTGCTTGGGTATCCTCCAAGGTCAGTATCATCAGGAGGGGGTCGTACAGCATTGTCCGATACTGGCTTTCTTGTAACCATTGATCGTATGCTCTCTGATACCCCTCCCGGTTCCCAGTAGGAGCAGCCGAAACAAAATCCCGAACCACCCTCGTACCTCGCGAGATTGTCTTTTGAGCCACAGCGCGGACAGGACTCATGTCGTTGAAAACGTGCGGAGTTCTCCCATCCATACATTATTTCCTCCGCTTCTGGCCGCCACCATTCTTGGGAACGATGATATCAACTACCATTACATCAGGAATGTCAACCATATACTGGTTAACATCTTCACTGTAGCCTGTGGGAACTGTATTGCGCTTGATACTCTGCACATTGGTCGCCGCTGCGCGGCTGGCCTTGTTAATAACATCTTGTGTTGTTTGTCGCAACTTCTGTACCTCCGGACACTTGCAGTTAGGATTCTCACAGGACTTATTTGACATCCACGTCAGTCGATCCATCGTGACGTGACATTCTTTACAGGTCAGTTTCACAGTCATTGCAGTCCGTTCCGAGATATTGTTGATAGTCTTCTCCTTCATCCCCATCGAATTCGGAGGGAAAGTCTCCCTCTTCAATGTCTGGAATGTCGTCGGCGACGGTCTTAAAGCAACCATTACATAAATCAACAAAGCCACCGCTACTAGAATATTTACGGACGGACTCACGATCATTCAACCTTTTGTCACAAGCTAAGCAACGCATGATATTCCTTTAGTTGTTTACCGAGCCCGCCGGCGGGCCGGAGCGGGGGGTACAGCAGCAGCACGTTGCAGCGCAGCTTGATCACGTTCCCGCAAAATACGTTGAGCCATTTCTTGCATCTGCCGTTCCTGGAGAACCATTCGAGGTGGAGCTGGTTGCTCATCCAAGATAGCAAAGAAGTCAGAATCATAGGTGGACTTCTTAACTTCCGCTTTCTTCACGGAGGAAAGTTTGACTCCTTCGGGTAAGACTTCGAGAATACAATCATCCTCAACCAGCTTATCCGGGAAGTTTCTTGCGTGGTCATTGAAGTACAAGATACTACCAGACAACGGACTCTTAACCGGACGGAGCCCATCGTTTGTTTCGATCACCAGCAGAGGACCACCCTTCTTCACATTCCGGGTATCCGCTTGCATCACATGGAAGCATTCACCCATACGATCTTCAATGAATCGCCGAGCGAAGCCAATCTTGACTCGACCATCTTCGGCCTTGTCAATCCACAGATCACCAATAAATTCTTTCATTCTATTTCCTTTGCTTGATAAGCAAGCGTATATTCCATAGGAAAATATTCATAATCTTCCATATACTGTAAAGCATGTTCTTGTAATCGAAATACAGCCAGGACTTCTCTTGTCTCTGTATTAAGTACTAGCCATCGTCCCATTACCAAGCCCCTTTACAAAAGCCTCTGCGTATTTATCCACCGTCGATCCCTCAAGACCGGGGGCAGTGTTGACTTCCAAACAATACACTTCGTTCCGTTTTGCATTATAAATGAGGTCAACCGCACCAAAGTCAAGCCCGAGTTCACCCACCACTCGTTGAGCCATTTGTCGCAACCCTTCAGGCTCGGTGATGTTCTCACGACAATAGACCCATCCGGTTTGATGATTACGTACCTGAAAGTTTGTTGCAAAATCTTCCGGTAATTCTTTGCGCTTTCTCTTTTCTTGTACATCGATCACTTCTCCAAACGCGACGTGGACTCGGAACTCTTGTTGCTTCTTCACATATTTAACATAAAGTGGGGCCACTGGCATAGTAGTCGTACCACTAACCAACTCGATCCCATCGCCACTATGGCCAGACAGCTTATGACGAACCACAACATCAACTCTCTCATCATTAAGCCACGTCTCCGCTCTCTCTCTATCGGTTGTAAACTCTGGAATTCGGATACCCTCTTTGCCCTCCAAGGCACGGAAAGTACTAAGCTTGTTACTAGCTGTTGCTACCGCAGCGAACGAATTGCTAACGCTGCTAAAAGGACCAGTCCCCACAGGGGGACGTCCATTCCCCCAATTGATAAGTCGAGTCCAAGGACGGACCACAAACGTTGGATTAGGACGGTCATTGAAGAGTCGTCTTACCCGGTAGGACAATGACAGCCCGAGCTTCTCCGTTAACAACCGCGCTGACTGACTCCCCATCTTGTACGGTAGCAAGACGACGGGACGCCGCAACGTGCCTCGCGTTTTCAATTGCGACTTTTGTGTTGCGGTGACGGGCTTTGAAGATTTCACGAACACTCTCCGTGGTGATTTTGGTTGCTACACATGAAGGGCAAAACAACTCAATACCATTCATGGGCTTTTCTTTCTTTGGATCTACAATACCTACGTGCTTCACGCCGCAGAAAGGCTTTTCCCATGCTTCCACAACACGATTACAGTCAGCACACTGGCAATGGTTCTTTGCAAAATCCCAATACATAACGGGGATTTCCTTACTGTGTACCTTGGTGTAGGTCGCAAGGCGGGTATCGCGTACATGGATGGTCCAACCCCCCATCGTCTTTGTGGTGTACTGGACCTTCGCGACACATACCTTATCGAGCCATTCGGCCATGTTCTGAGGCTGTACTTCCATTGGAAGAAAGCCTTGTACATCAAGACGTTCCAACTCGGGGGTAAAGATGAGTCCTTGATATCGAAATCGATTGTTCAACATCCGGGTAGTGGACATTACCTTGACCAATACCGTATCGTTACGATTGAAGTTCTCATTGTAACTCTGAATACCCGTAGCTCGTGCTTCTGCAATCTCCTCGTCAGAAGGCGTCTTGGTGATGACGCCTGCGGCGGTTAGCGCACAACTGTTCAAATGCGCCGTCGAACTCGTCTCCTTTCTCTGAGCGGCCTTTGTGAGTGCGTCCTTTAGGGTGTCCGTCTGGGCCGATCCCCCGCCCTTCGGAAAAACTACACCATCCTCATCAACAGAGGTAGCCAGAACCCGCCTCGCGCGGGTCTTCCATGCTTCGTATTCCCAGTCGTCGTTTTTTTGGCTCGTGAGGTCCACCTTTTCCTTTGTAAAGGTACCTTCGGGAGTAAACACAAATACTTCACCCGGTTCCACCACGATATTCTCTGTAACCTTGATGTTCTTACGAGCGGACAACATACCACCAATCCATGCTTCACTGGATAGGATATAGAAATCATCCGTTACCAGAATGTTCATCGGACGTTCTTCATTCCGTGAAACATACAGACGATCTGCCTCGGTGTCATACCACACCAGCGCAAATGCCCCATCAATCTTGGGCAATACTTCGGCATAGCTGGACTTAGCCAATGCGTGAGCGATTGCATGGCTATCCACATCCGTCTTTACATCCGACAACTTATCTTCATTGCGAATGGTGCCGTTGTGGACAAGAATGATCTTGTCTTCCACGAACGGATGGGCATTGTCGGTATTGACCGTGCCACGAGTTGCCGCACGATTGTGGCCAATCACGAACTTACTACGTTGAATCATCTGATTACGGAAATCAGACCATTCCTTAGTACGGAACAGGTTCAGAGGGTGGGAACCATGTTTGATGATTCGTACATCACCATTACGGAACCGAGTGAATACCCCTGTGGAATCTTTACCCCGCAGAGTATCCACAAGCAGCATGTCTTCGTAAAGATCAGCCGCTTGGAAGTTAAACCCAGCCGGGCGTCGAGCGATAAGGCCTACAATTCCGCACATATTATACTGCTCCCAAATAAAGAGACTTCTTAGAAACTTGCTTAAGCAGAGTTATGTTAGTTGCCGGGTTGAGGAATGCCTGCTTAACAACATTCACCGACCGTTCGAGATCACGATACGATTCATACTTCAACTGCATGGCATCATCCGAGCCAAAGATGGTGATTAGCAATTGTTGATAGTCCGTCATCCCATGCAATTCCAGAAGAAGGCGACGAATATCAGTGGTCGAATTACGATTACAATAGTCAATCAACTTGGTCCACAAACGAATCCAGATGGATACCTTACGATGATCGAACGTACCGTGCATATGCCGAGCTTCAATCGTACCCAACTCACGCAAGGGCAGGATGTTCAGACCTGTGTACTTGGACCATGTTTCCACAACACTACCAAAGGGGTTACTGCACATCCCAGTAATAAGGTTAGTATCCATCAACGGCACGCAGTAAATATTCTTGATACGACCACGTCCAGTGAACTTATAGAACAATGGTTCGAACAAGGTGTACATCAATACAATATCCACCACCTTTGCTGCTTCCAGCTTCTGTACATTGAAGTGCACATGGATGGACGTACGTGGACTGAAGCAACATCCTTTGGAGATGCTATCCACCAACAGATCCTTCAATGCATGGGGAGCCCACCGCGCCTGAATGGGATGAGTAATCCATTCCACTCCATTGTTACGCAGCGAACCATCGCCCTTCATTACCCACACAGGTTGGGCACGACGTTCTACTTCATGGTTCTCGACTTCAACTTCAATACCAACTTCGATATCACTGTCGACAGTTTCAACCAGACCAGTCATACCCTTATAGTACTGGCTTGCATCCACCGTATTGACTGGAGACATGCCCCAGATTTCAATGATTGATTTAGCCATCGACCTCTCCGATATCTACATGAATCTTTCCGTCGGCGTAATAAACAGACAGCAGTTTTAGATTACTGTTACCGGCTGTATCAAACACCACATCCAACGGCAGGAGTGCTCCTCCAGGAAAATGATCCGGAGCAACTAATGCTCCAAGAAGCTCGGCAAGAGTCATGATGTGAATCCTTGTTGAGTAATGATGTTCTTGTAGCTGGCTTCAATCATCTGAGTTACCTGCCCTTTGGTGTTGATCCGTGCTACCGGAT